ATCTCCAAGTCAATGTTTAATCTTTGGCAAGATTCAAACAGGTGATTGTGATCCCAAAGACTTTGATCAAAGTATTTTAAAACCTGCTGAACTTTTAAAAGATGAGCGTGGTGAATACTTCCTTCTTCCGCCTTATGGTTATTGCCTGGGCGTTGCACAAGAGCGTTTGAAACTGCCTCGCGATATCACCGTCGTTGCAGTTGGTAAATCAACTTACGCACGTTCGGGAATCTTGGTTAACATCACACCCGCTGAAAGCGGATGGGAAGGTTACTTAACACTCGAAATCAGTAATTGCACTGGACTCTTCAATCGTGTCTATGCAAATGAAGGTATTACTCAATTACTTTTTTATCGTGGTAATCCCTGCCAGGTTAGTTACCAAGACCGCAAAGGCAAGTACCAAGACCAGCCGAACAATGTAGTGTTCCCTCAGGTTTAAAGACGACCAAAGGAACGTTTTGGTTTATCGGCATACGCAGTAGCTCCTGCACGCCCACCACTGTCTCCTGCCGTGGCACTGGTGGGCTCATTAACCAGTTGATTCTTTTGGTACTGCCCAGCGGCCTTGGCACTCTTCATGTACCGATCAACGCGTGCTGCTGCACCCTTGGCACCAGAGCCAACAATCCCTCGCTCTTCTGGCCTTACGTACCGCAAATCAACGTTATAGGCCCTTCCAGGGTTCAAGTCCGTTGGTGCTCCAGCGGACGTACCTGAATCTTTGGCGGCGTCGTAAGTCTCGGCTCTAAACTTGCTCATATTATCATTATAGAAAGAATATATCGCTAGGAAAACAATGCGTCCTTCAATGTTTTTGCAAGAGTTTGCAGCTAATAACGATCAAGTGAAATGTCGTTGCATTGGCTTTGAAGACTTCGGCGCACCTCTTGATACTGAAACTCATGACGTGCCTTTGCAAGATATGTATAACACTGGGTTAGTTGCTCCAATGGATGGGATGCAACGCAACCCACTCAATATTGAAGGCCAAGGTTTGTACGGACAACGTCCGGGTGTGACAGGTTATATCCCTTCAATGGAAGAAGGAATGGCATTGTACGGCGCCAATCCCAAGCCACCTGGTATCCAAGGAGATATTGAAGGGGATCCAGATGATATTGAACTTTTACTTTCCGCTAAACGCAAAGGACTAATGCGTTGAAACTGCTAGGCTGTCTCAGTCAGCGTTTTTGCAATGGACATGTTTTCCCCTGTTGACGAAACCAATGGGTGTGTAGATGGCGTTTGTCCTGTACCCTGGGCTACTCTTGAAAAAACTCCAGTAATCAAAGAGGATGTCGTAAATCATCCATCGCATTACACTGATGGGGGCATTGAATGCATCGAAGCTATTGAAGCGGCCTTAACCACCGAAGAATTCCGTGGTTACTGCAAGGCAAACTGCGTGAAGTATATTTGGCGTGAGCGCCATAAAGGCGGGACAGAATCACTGAAGAAAGCACAGTGGTACCTGGATCGCCTTATTCAATTAGACGAAAGTCAAAAAGGATGAGCGTAGTTTAAATCGTCGTCATCATCTGACTCGTCCTGCATACAAGCCAGGGCGAGTTCACTTAACTCCAGCTCGCTAGGTAGATCCCAATCAATGTCAATCCCTTCTGAACACATAATTTCCTTGACGGCTTCCCACTCCATCATGCGTTGAAAATACAGGTTTAGCAAAGCTGCTTGCAGTTCTTCCCAACACATCTCCTGCGTCTGCAGCTCAGCTTTACGCATAGCAAACTGCAGTTCTAAAGGAAGCTCAAACTCCTTACGGGTAGTTTCGTTCTCCATGGAAAGCCCGAGTACTGCATTTATTCTAGGATGCTAGTCACTTGAATACGCAGAGGCTTCTTCGAGCTTGAAACGATTGGCAAACTCTGCCAAGGAGTATGGATTAATACTGGCTTCTAGATTGCGTATTGCTTCAGTTTCGTGTGGTTTTGCTCCATAGCTTCTAAACGCTCGCAGCAATACGTCAGTAGCTACCCAGGGTTTTGTTTCAACGTTCCTAAGGAAAAGATTAATCTCTTCTCTGCGGCGTTCCAGGAGGCCGCCGATGACCTGGTGCTCAGAATCAAAGACCCAACGAGCAATTTCTTCTGTTGCTCCAGCGTAGTCATCGACCTCAAGACAATCAATAATGGCGCTGTACAGAAAACTTTCCCAGCCTATCGAATGACAAAAGGAAAGCAATGCTTGTTGCATGCTGTCATCCAGTCCCAGGTTAAGCTTTTCAAGTTCAGTGTTTAAAACGGTGAGTTCATCAATAAGGTACTCCAGGGCTTTATGTTTTGTGCAACATTGGTTTCGTTTTACAACACTTCCGTCAGGATAGTATTGCGTTCCAAAGCCAATGGTGTAAGGCTCTGCACCCGTCTGTGGATCAGCATAAGCAAGCTCATTAAAGCCTTCGTAACGACAGATTAAATCAATCGCTTGCTTGTAATTATCCATAGGGGTAACAAGTGTTACCCCCAAGTATACCTATTTTTTACTTGCCTTGACCGCGAGATAGTTTACGTCCGTGGCTAGGACGTGAGTGTTTCCCATCTCCTTGCCGTGTTTTCTTAGGCTTGGACTCAATCAAGATTGCGGTGGACTTGGGCTTTGCCATGTTGGTAAAGAAGCCGACCCATGTAGCTTAGCGAAAAATTACCACTTTGCTTTGTCTACCATTTAACGCGGTGACTCCAGTACCTTGCCGACATCTTGTCTGGGTTGGGATCTTGTGCATTATGACGTGCGTAATAAGATTTCTTACGCGCCTTGTCTTTGGCTGTAGTTGGGTTTTTACCAGCGCCTTCTACTCCTTGTTGTCCAAAGCGAATGATTTTTTCTTCACCTCCTTCACATGCTTTTACAACATGTGATTTTGTTTTATGTCCGGGAGTTTTTCTTGGTTTGTTACACTCCATGGAGTCCTTATGGATCTTGGCTGCACTAGCTGCTTTCTTGTGTTTACTCATGATCAATACTTTGGTGTAAATCCTTTAAATGCGCTTGTGAAACTACCAAGGAAACCTTGGCCTGATTTAGATTTTGCTGTTGAAGTATCTTCTGTATCTTCATCTTCAGATAATTTAAAGTAAGTTTTTTTTGTTGGAGTTACTTCTAATTTACTGTTGATTTCTTTCTCTTCTTCGTCGGTTCCAAATAAAGTTTCAATTGAGCCAAGAGATTCAAACGGGTCGCTGCTAGTTAATTTGCTAAGCACACTTCCTTCTTTAAAACCTTTTCCTGCTTGTGTTAAAAGTTCCATATCTTCTCGATTCACATCGGGCATAAACTCTTTGTAAAAATCATCTTCTGTACCAGCAAACCCCGCGTTTTTGAATACATTGTACAACTGAGTTTCCGTGGGATCAGCAATAGGCGCAGTGTCTTCGGGACGTTCAATATAGTCTACGCCAAGTTTTTCTTGTGTTACACTTTCTTTCTTTTCGTTTAAATATTTAATTGCTTCTCGTATTTTAGTGGCTTCTCCTGTTTGAAAGGCTTCCTCAATATATGCTTTTACCTCTTCAATGCCCATCTCCTTGCCAGATAAGCCCATAGACTCAAGCACCTTTTCCCATTCAGGTTTGTTTTCAACAGGGTCAATACCTTCTAACATCTTATCGGCGTATTCACGCGGAGTAACAAAGTTTAAAAAAGAAACATTGCCAAGGTTTACTTTTTCGTTTGCAATAGCGGGAAGAATGTCATTGTCAATAAAAGATTGAGCCGTGCTCATCGATAATTTATCGCGCGCCGGATCAAACCCTTCGTGAATACCATAAACTTGATAATGTAGTTTTGCAAATTGCGCTTTATCACTTATGTTATATCCGTAATAGTAAGCTAATTGATTCCACGTACGAGGAGGATTGGTTCCAGGTACAATTTGCTCTCCGTTTGTTTTGGCAATTTCCCAATCTTGATTTACTTTTTCAGATTGCAAGGCATGTTTTTCGGCTCCAGTATCTCCTCCGGAGGGGTTAAAATAAAACTCAGGATCAAAACCGGAAGTCCCCGAATTTTTAACTTCTTCCAGCCATTTTTTAGCACGTAAATCTGCCATTGTTTTTAAAGAATTTAATGCACTCTGTGTTTGAAAAATGTTTTCTTCTCCTTGCGTAACATCCATATAACTCATGAATTCAGACATAGAACGCGATGTATTAAAACGTGGATTTAAATAACGTTTGATGTAATCTTCTGCAAATTCTTTATCAATTGTATGTTGCTTAGAAGCGTCTTCCCAATCTGTAAAACTAGCGCCTTCTTCATACCTTTTTGTTAAAGTTTCATCAAACCATTTTTGCCAGTTGTACACCGAATTGGATCTTGAAGGAATACCAGTAATTGCAGAAAATTGCTTTTCTAAACTTTCTTCTGCTTTTTCCATGTCTTGTCCACCTAGCGAAAGGATGCCACCTACGCCAGTGTCTCCTAACAACGAGTTAGCAAGTTCTTGATTGACACTAAGAATTTCATTAAAACCTGATAAGCCACTGTAAAAATCGTATTGTTGTTCTTTAAGGCGTTGTTTCTTATATTCTTTTAGTGTTTCATTAAAGGTATCTACGGTAAGAGATCGGAATTTACTTGCGGCCTCTTGTTCCTTAGGGCCAAGGACGCTTGTTAATTTGCCTTCAAGTACCGTATCCCCTCTTGACATCTTGGCTTTTGGCCGCAATATTTCTGGTATTTGAGTAATGGATGGAATTGTTAAATAACCACTTGCTCTATCTTGTGCATCTTCTGGAGATAAAGAAGCAATCCATTGTTTTAAAAACTCAGGATCTTGCGCTTCTTCCCATTCTTTCAATGTAGTGAAAGAACCAAGTCCCATTACTTGGTCGCGATACATTTGATATTGTGCATCAGTCATAGGCACTTCAGCAAAATCCTCTGCTTGCTCTGCCTTTGTGACTGCGTTTCCTCTTTCTGTTTTACCGTTAACTACTGCATAATTGTATTGCAAAAACGTATCTTGATTATATTTACCTACCAATGAAACATCTTCATAAAAACTTCCTCCAATATCAATACTTCCTTGAAGAGCCTTTTGCCAATCATCAAAAGCTTTTCTACCTTGTTCTGTAGTTACATAATAACTAGGGTCAAACTTACCCATTGGGGGCTGATACGCCTCATTGCTAGTGGGATCCCATTTTGAAACCTTTCCATAATACGTATTAACAAGATTCTGTACTACACCCGTGTTGTTTAAAATCTTTGCTTCTGTGCTGCCTAAATTATTTAAAGCGGTAGCAATATCTTTAAAATTTGTGCCATTGCTGTTATTATATTGTGTGGCAAAATTTTGAAAGTTAGGTTGTGATGCAGCTCCAATTACGTCAGTGTTAATTGAAATTAATCCATTGGGTTGTATTACAAATTGCCCTCCTCCGGGTAAAATACGTGCTTCATTTTTACCTGTGTCAAACCAATGACTAGCTCCCCACTCTTCTTGAGACTGTGTTTTATCTGTTGGTAAAGACCGCCCTTCTTTTTTTCCATTTACTTCCCAATGGTTTTTACCGTAATCTGCTTTTGTTTGACTAAACGTTTTTGGTAATGTACGACCTTCTTTGCTTCCATAGGTTTCCCAATGGCTTTTACCCCATGCCGCTTTTGTTTGTGCATAGGTTTTTGGCATAGTACGCCCTTCTCTGCTTCCGTATTTTTCCCAGTGAGCTTTTCCCCATGCGCCAACATCGGCCGCCTTATTGACGCCACTAGGAAGCAATGCTTTTAAATCTGAATTTGAAAGCACATATTGAACATAATCTGGAGCACCTGTTGCCGCATAGGCATTTGCCAAATCTGAATTATTGTCGACATATGCTTCATAGTTTGAAATTCCTGTACTTTCGTAATTTGTTAATAAATCTTCGTTGTTATTGACATATGTTTCATAATTAGGTGTACCTGACTTTGCATAAGCCTGAGCCAAGTCGCTATATGCATCAACGTAGTCACTAAAAATACCCATTGATCAGCACTCACCAAAGATAAAAACAGCCTGTTGCTGAATCCAGTTTTCAATCCTAGCAAGAGATGAAGAAGAAAAAAAGTCTTGTTTCTCGTACCATTTTTTCATGTCTTCAGATCCTTTATTTGCATTACAACGCCTGCAGCAAGGCAGTAAATTATGTCGGCTAGAAGACCCTGATTTAAACCGTGGCACAATGTGATCAAGGCTAGACGCAGAGTCTCCGCAATAACCACATTTGTAATCCCAGGCTTCGTATATACTTTGTCTAAAACGTTTCTTGGCAAGTTTTGGGGTTAGTTCAACTAGCAAGGCGAGAGGCTCGTGCTCGTTGCAAAACATGCGTTTAGTGCCGTTGACTTATTCTAAGCGCCCTTTATGGTTGCGAACGGTTTCCATATTGATCAATCATTGTGAAATTAGCGATATCAATACGGTCTGTTGCAAAATTAAATAAACGTTGCAACATTGGATATATTGCCAGAGATTGACAGTTGTATGGAGGCACGTCCATTCTTGCTAATGATTCTCTAGTTATTCGTAGGTTTTTGATAGAGTCAATATCTTTATCGGTTTTTTCTACCAGATCTTTTTCCCACTCTGCCATACTTGGTATATCAGTTGGGAAGTCAGACGGCTCCGGTGGGAAGACGCGATCTGCAAACTTAAGTGCGTAAATATGTTTGCAATAACGTAACTCATCAAGCAATGGACTCCATCTATCTTCCAGGCTTGTGATGGTCTTTTGTGGTATTGAACTAGAGTCAACATTTTCTGTTACTGAAGTGTAGTCGGCAAACGTTGACATGCCTTCTGCTGCAGATCCTTGTGTGCCAAGGTTATCTACACTTCTTGTATACGTGCCACCAAAGTCAGCGTAGAGACCAGGGCTATCTCTCGTTGCATTTAAATTTGTAACACGATCAGTTGTTACCTGGTTTGTCAAATCAAAATTAGGTGGCGCATTAATCTCTAAAGTAAGGTTGATACTTGGATCTGTTTGTGCAGCAGTTTTTAAAATACCATCTCGCTTGGTAAGTTCAAAACGTCCAGGTTTAATTGTTGCAATATTAGTGCGTGGAAATAACTTCCGAGGATTTTCAGAAGAAACATAAAAGTAATCACGTCGTGTAAAATCTTGGCAAGTGCAGCTATACCTTGCTCCTGAGCTTAAGAACCGTCCAGGTGTAAAACCAATTGGCGAAGGCGTGACAAAAGCCTCATCTGGAGTAGCCTGCACAGATCCCGACTTTCTGAACTTAAGTACGCCGGTTGTTTCATTAATGTCCAACAACACTGCAGATACATAACCATACCGTGTTTGCGTGTTTGGATTTATTGTGTCAATCTCAATGAGGTCACCACCTTGTGTGACGATACGATCTTCGTATACACCTGAGATCAATGGCTTTTGTCCACCAGGAAAATACAACGGTGGAGGAAGAGGATTAGCTGAACTCCAATTGCCAGTCAGTTTGACGTACCAATAGTTTTTATCTTCTGTTACTGATTCAATTGATAATGTGCTTGTTGTAATCGGATCGACATACAAGTCTGTTCGTATCGTTCCCGCATAGCGCCAAAGGCACCAATGCATTCCTAGTTCCCGATTCGTTGTAGGAAAACCAATAAAAGCTCCTTCAATGACAACGGGAGGGCTTGGGTCAAATACAACGTCTGGTATGTTGTACTCAAACTCGTACGTAAAGTACTGTCCGGCAGCGTAGATTTCATACCCACGCCGCCAACGTGACCATGCCGACTCCCTATCAATTGTCCAAATAGAACCAGGTACTGATCCCTTGGAGAATTCTCCTTGTATTGGTTTAACTGCTTTGGGATTTATTTGTTCTTTTATCTTGCCAAAATCACCAAAAGAACCAGTACCTTTTGGGTTAAAAGAACTGCCTCTTTTTGACATGTTTAGAAGAAACCACCTTCGGCATATACATGTGCACCTGGGATGTATCCAGACGCATTAGGACCGTCTGGGAAGACGCCAACGTAAAGACGGTCGCCACGTTCCAGGTAGATGCCACGGTTGCGCAGCGGGGCACCAGAGGAGAGTCCTGAGGCGTTACCAGCGCTTGGGTTAGGTGCTGCAAGTTGTGGCATCACATCGGAGCAATCCACCTGCTGCGTATTGGCAGGAACGCGCTTGGCAAACACAACTTTGTAATCACCGCTCGCTGGGATTGGTTGCGTGGTACCACGGGTTTGATAAACGACAAAAGTTACTTCTGGCTGGTAAGGGCCGACTGTACCGCCGTAAGAAAAACCGCTTGCATCTGGAGTCGCAACACCAGAGTATCGAATGGTTCCCAGGGTACCTGTAATTGCGGTAGCGCCTGTATAGGTGTAGTAACCGATGCCACTCTCTGCGGTCGGTGTATTTAATCCTGTTGCGGTAATATAAACCGTTTGTCCACTAACTAAGCGAACACGTGTGCCCGTAGTAGCTGTTTCTAAAGTGAAGTCAGGATTGCGATAATAGTCATTCCTTACGATTGTAATGGAATCAATGACGCCACCACTATTGTTATCTTCTTGTAAAGCTGCATCCATATCAACCAGAATGGAAGGAGCTTGTCCACCTTGCACAAAGAGTGTGTTGGTGGACGCGCTACCTACAGTCTGAGTCGTGACTCGGACGGAGTCAAAAAGCGGCCTATCAATTAACAGGGGCTGCTTATTTGTATTTGTCGAGGCCAAGGATCTACAGCGCTAATATCCACCATTATACCTGAGTTTTAATAACCCGGTGTAGATAGTGGATTGGTAATAACACCTAGGTTATTACCAATGCCCCCTAAGAAATCAGCAAAACGTTGTGCTGGATTTTTAGGTTGAGGCGCACTTTGCATAAGCTGTTTTATTAAGCCAATGCCCATCGCCTCTTCAACTGTTGGACCGTAAACAGGAGAAGCTCCTGCTAGTTGAGGCTGCTGTTCTACCGTTGATGCAGGTTGTTGGCCACCAACATCAAGTGGATCGCCTAATACACGTTGTGCATTGGCATATAAGTCCCCGCCCTTTTTAAAGCGTGGTAAAACTCCACGAACAGACGTTCCAAAAGAATCTTTTTTATCTAATGAAACATTTGGATTGCCGCCAAGAACAGTGGCATATGCACGGCTAATATCCATGCCTGGCTTAAAACCTCTGTCTTCAAAATATTTCAAAACAGCGGGCATTTGACCAGCTCTGGTTTGAGGTCCAGAGATGCCATAAATTTGTTGTTCGTTTTGACCAAACTGAATTAAACCTCGATGTCGTTTTCCTGCGCCCCCAACAATGTTGGGGTCCATATTAGGACCAGACTCTAAGGATAGAAAAGCACCAAACTCATAAGGATCTAAGCCAAGGCGCTTAGCTCCTTCAAAGATTGCTTGCCTTTCTGCTGGTGGCAGTATTCCGACGCGTGGTGTAGACATGGCTAATGATTCCTTATTCTCTTACCCAATTTGATTCTGCTTTGAGTCCAGGGATAAATACAGCTTGTACTGCGGCAACAAGACTGATTTTTGTGGCTAAGCGTTTAACAAAGTTAGGACAGAGAATCATTGGTTTAAAAGCAACAACACTGGCCCCCGTGAATCAAAAGATTCGTGTCCAGTTGGTTGGTCTTACATGCTGAGCAATGCCAAATAATTATTTTTTGGTTAAGTTAAGAAGCGTTTGAAACTTCTTAACCATCTCTGGATCAGTTTGGATACCTTGTGCACCATACGTTTCGGTTGGTGTAATGGATTCCACTGCTGGGAAACTTTGTGGAGCATTGACGCCTGGCGGAGGTGTTAACACAACTTGTTGTGGAAGTTGGTAGCCAAATCCTTGAGTAGCTGCTTGTCCGGCTACTGCTCCTCTAGTGGCAGCATAACCGATGTCATCTGGTTGCAGTTTAGCTGCAAGCGTTGGATTTGCTTTTGCCCAAATTGCCATGCCTTGGTCACGCACCTTAGCACGTTCATCAGCAATAGCTTGCTTTTGCATGTCGGGATTAGCCTTGACCATTGCTTCAACTCTGGCACGCTCCCGTTCATACTCACGATTCTGTGCGGCGTACGGATCTAATGGCGTAAAGGAACCTGTTCCAGGGGGACGCGTAGGTGGTGCACCTCCTGGCGAACGGGAAAAACTATCTTGAATAAATTGGTTTTGTGTTCCAGGGGAATTAAGACTATTTAGGGTAGCACTGCTACCTGTCTGATTTAATAACTGCCAACCGTAATCATCGCCTCCCCAATAAACGGGTTTGTTATTTAATACAGCCTGAGTGCCAATAGGACGTTTTTGTTGCTGCGTAGCTTGTTTTTTGGGTTGAAAAAGTTTTTGAATACCTTGCTCAATATATTGATAACTACCTGGAATACCTGTTTGATCTTGAATAGGTTTAATAACGGCATCCAAAGCCGCACCGGGCGTCCGATAAAATGGATTAGTTAACGGAGGTGGCAGAAGTTTGTTGAGAAAATTTAAGTCCATTAGCGCCAAACCTCATGTAAATAAATGCGAGAACCAACAGCAGTGTCGGCAGGGCCAGGTAATGCCTGGATAAACTCACCGCCAGATCGCTCGTAACGATAACGAGCCTGGAACGGATCTTTATAGTTGGGAACGTAAAGAATCTGTGCTAATCGATTGGTCTCGTAGAGATAAATCTCATCCCAAACTTTCAACGATTCCCTAGCGTTACTGGAACGAATCGTACGATCAACGTCACCAGCAATATTTTCAATACGAGTAGAAGGCGAAGTCGCCACTTCGGTTTTCTTTTCGGCGGTATCGCAACGACCAAGTTGAATAATAACTTTGTCGTAGAAGTATGAATCCGGAATTGTATTCATAGCTTCTTCCAGACGCGCATAATCGCCCGCTGGTACGGTGACCGTGAAGTAGCCGAGGTGATATCGGACTCTACTTTTATCGAAGTCGCTGAGATGCACAGCTTATTTCCGTATGTTCTTTATTATACGCTCATTGGATTTTGAAGTATACCAAGACCCCCTACCGATTTCATCATCTGCTCCATAACAGCGCGATGATCTGTTTGTTGTGGAGGATTAAATAATTGTTGCATCATTGTTGTTTGTAGTTGATCTTGCATATAACGTTTTAAGAAATCTTGACGTGATTCGGCTGTGTTTGTATCGGCTGGCTGTGTTGTGCCAGGGGTTTGCGCTGCTCCTACCAATACTTCGGTTTCGGCTTCTGGTCGATCAATATTGCCGTGGCCCACACGAAACACAACTTTTCCACTGGGATCCAACGCTTCGGAGAAATACCCATACCCACCGCCACTGCCACGACGAATCTTACCTCCTGCAACACCTGGGAGATAAATTGAGGCATCTTCTACAGCACCTTTATCAAACCTACTCTTACCTTTAAACGGTACGTAAAAGTCAAAAGAATCCCAACCTGGATGTTTACTATGACTATGTGCTCCAGAGGCCCGTTCTAGTAGATCAACCTTTGCAGCAAGATCTGCGGCCGTATCCCACCTTCGTCCAGATACCGCTGGGTTAGAGAATTCAATAGTACGTCCCAATGATCCATATTGATTAGCAACTGCATCCATTGCCTTAACACGCTCAGCAATCGGCAACGATTGCAGCATTTTTAAATCGATATGATAATCCGTACTTCCACCAATTTTCCCACTGGGGCCTGTGTAACCAGATCGAAATACAGGATATGCCATGTTGTTTTATTTATTATTTTACGTGCAAAAAACCCCTGGTTTCCCAGGGGTCAATAGGAGTTGAGTATCAAACCCTAATTAAATCTGCTGACAAAACCGAGTCCCAATCAACACGTTTAATCTGCCTTAACTGTTCAAGATTGTTAAACCTTTCACCCGATAAGGACATTTGAAGATCTTTAATCTCTCGAGCTGTTTTCAATCCAATACCTTTAATATGATCAGCGATCATTTGTGGGGTAGCGCCATTGATGTTAAGGCGAGTATCCGGAGGAAAGGTACGAGGCTCTTCCTGCGCTGCTTTATCTTTTACACGAAGAGTTTTTACTTTCTTCGTTGCTTCTTCATCAGGTGTAAGTTCAGTTTTGTATGCGGTATAAAGGCGACCGTCTTGGTCTTTGACCATGAACCAATCGCCGTTATCCCATTCGCTTACAATCTCAACGCGTGCACCTGTTTTTTTATGCTGATAAAGCATATCTGCAGTAGGCGTAGACATAAGACCAGTTGTTTACTGGTCTTAGTTTAACCTAATCAGCTAACAACACGACCAGTGAGGTACATGTCGATGTCTTCGTAACCAGGGGCGGTATCAGGTTGGATGTAGCACACTTCCACAACCAGATAACCAGTGCGGCTAGCGGCACTATCAGCAGCAGAAATGTAGAAGCTACCGGAAGTCGTGGTGCTATTAGCAGTTTCTTTTGCGAACACTTTGAAAGTGGTCGAGCTAGTTGCTGCGTAGTAAGCGTTACCAGGAAGAGGACCAAGAACGCCGGAGCTTAGAATGAAAGGATTAGAGCCGTAAGCAGCGGTACCACCAGCAAAGTAAATCTCACCTGCTTGACTACCAGAGACGGTAGAAGTGAGGTTAGCTTGTGCCACGCCTTCGCCAACGCCCGAAGCAGCGGTAGGGGAACCACCATTGCTACGACCAAAGGAGATCACGTTACCGGTTGCGGCATACACACCAGAAGCAATCGTGCCATCCCAACCAGAAGCCACGGAAATCGCAGTGCGATAAACGTAAGCAGGCAAGGTGGAGTTACCAGAAATCACCATGCCGGTGATGTTGGGACGAGTGTCGTCTTGCCGATAAGGCGAAGGAACGATCACATCGGCTGCGGTGATAGCAGCAGTAGCGCCAGTGCCGCCAGAGATGCCGGCAACAGGCACATAACCACGCTGCTGGAAGTAACGATAACCGGGGGTGGCAAGCACAGAAGTAGGGCCTGCGTTGGAACCGGTGTCGGTACCAGAGGCGTTGGGATCGATGTTGCGAT